GTGGGATTTAAATATACATGGGGTCGTTGGGAGGCTTCCACTAGATCTGCAGGCTGATCAAACTTAGTTGACGTGTCTACATTATAAAGTGGAACGTAAGAAGCTATTAACCTCCCGAAATAAAATGGGTTTCCGTTGATTTGAAATTTCACCACCAACTCGCATTTTAAATTCCTAAAATGTGCGAGCCTGTTGACAACTCGAGGATCTTCAAGGAATAACCGCCAGGGATTGAATTTGACGTCTAAATTGACGCCCGGAGTCCAATCATAGGTGGCGATCCTTACAGGTCTTTCGAAAAATTGGTCATTCGTGTCATTCGTATGAGCTTGTGACATCGAAGGATCCATTCCAGTTTCCATTCCGGAAACCCAAGTTCGTTGGGCGTCACCAAAGTCCAGAGTTTGGGCTTGGTCGCCGTTCTTTTGTTCTTGCATTAATTTACTGATCTTAAATTTAATAAGCCCTGCCGAGAGATCAATCGACAGAGCGAAAAGCGTCAATAACAAGATCCAGAGCCATCTGCGAAAGTTGACAATTTTCACATTGGTAACCAAATGGATCTTGGAGGAATTTTGCTGCGGGAATAAACATCCGCGCTCGTAATCCTCATCGAGCAAACACTCTGGAGTACAATCATCAGTACTCGCAGAGTAATCAAGCGAGCTTTCTTCTTCTTCAATTGAAGCCATTGGTCGGTTATAGTACAACTTACAAAACTCAACCCACCAATCGTGATATTGCCAGGTAGCATGTTTTACCATATGCAAAATACCTAGCTTTTCACAAGCTTCTAGAATAATACTTCTATGATAATTAAATGTTTCCTCATCATGTCGGGCTAGCTCTCGCAAGGCACCGTCAACATTTTGGCAAGTAATCGAAATATCATCTAGCATTGGCTTATGAAGACAATGAAGACTCTTATACACGGAATCAATAGCTAAGGGCGCAACTCGTTGACGCACTCTAGGTTCATATCTAAAGCGACGTTTACAAAAAGTAGCATCCTCAGCTTTAATGAATGGAACAATTTCATCCGTTTTGTTCGCCGTTGTGTACTTCATATTAATTCCATCGAAATAACTCTTCAACAACTCCATATTAAACCAGTGTAACCTGGTGGAGCCCAAAGAGTCATCTCCTACAGAACCAAAATGAACATGATCCCTGAAGGGATCCGGAGGTTTTAAGTACATTGACCTCCAGTGATTGATATAACACAGCCGATGTAGCAAGCTGTTCGAAATACCGTTAAATAAGATAGTTAAAACATTACCGGACGTATTCCAACCATCGACAGAAAACAAAAGTCCGTTAAACATCCAAAAAGATAAAGCTGCATCACAAATAAAAGCTTCCATTGCTCGGATCGATTCCACATCATATCCTAACAAAGATGCTACGTGAATCATACAAGAACCAGCAGCTCTAATCATTTGTCCACTTAACCGAACATCCATCTTACTGAAATCTCCCTCTAAAACTTTATCGCTATCAAAATCAAGTAAATGAGCTGCGATTTGTTCCCACTCGGGAGTAGTTACGTTGCAATTTTGGTATAACTCTGATTCTACTGGAAACTCGGAAAGAAAACTAATCACAGGAAGAAATAACTGTCTACCTACGATGTTATATGCTACGCTCATAATATTAAATACACGTACCTTCTCCTTACCATTATTAAATACAGGTTCTAGAGTTGGTTCATCTTTTAGTGCATTCTTCACAATGGGACACACCATTTCACCGGAGTGTAACATGTTAGATAATCGCGTAACTTCATCGGAAAGCAATTTTAACGGAGTAAGAATTTTCCTTCCATCTTCTCCGTAAGTTACTTCCATATAATCACTCTTCTTTCCAGGAAAACCAAATCCACCGGCAGTAGTTTCATCCATCTGTCGAATGAACTTATTTCCGGGAATACCATTACAAGCCTGGTTTAACGTAAGAGGTTTTTGTTTAGGATAAGACACTCGCTTAATAACACCTGGTAAAGGACGTAGATAATCATTCATACATTCCTGCAGTAGAAAAGGATCTACATCTTTAGCACCATTGATCCCAACCTGGAAGTACTCGGCGAAATTACGGTCTGCCTTAAAATGGGGAGGTCCCCATTTATTAGGCATTCCACTTTCTTCTAAGTACTTACTGATCGGAGATACTGTCACTGTTGAAAAAGACTTATGACGAAATGACTCATCCTCCCCATATACATCTACCATCGGTGGAGTTAAAGAACCAGATTTTGGTATAAATCTACACATACTTCGCTCATGTGGTTTATGTAACGAAATAGTAACGGAATCCACCGCACCTGATAATTCAACTTTCCGAATCTTTCCTCGGGGAATATAAACTTCTTCACCTTCACTAACTACACTAACTGGTTGACGAGATAGTGCTTCATCAACCATAGATTTAGTTATAGTGAAAGTTACAGCTTGCGTTCCCGTTTCGGTTGAAGATCCGCCCATATGGAACCCACCAATATAACATGGTTGTGTCATCCTAATAGTAGGACCCATACAGTCGCCATTACGAGTTGGTATATTTACGTTATGGTAACTGCCAGGGCCTTCTATAGTAATACCTCTTGAAGAACCGTTATTTACTTTTGGCATATACTTTGACATAAAAGTTCGCTCCTGTAATTTCCCTTCTATGTCTCTGCTCAACATTGTATGAACACAGTTATCAGATTGACTAAAGAAATTTTCAGGTAGCAAATCTGTCATATCACGTAGTGGTAAACTCTTCGTTAACGTCAACAAAATAAAATCAGTATCCTTTCCATCAGGATACTTAATTTTTGTTGGATTTACCATATACGTATTTACTTGAGATAAATTGGTTCCTTCGTTCCTAACTATAGTTATATTGTTTCCTAAATTACGTTCCTCTACAGCTCTGTAAGAATGCAACGGTAAAATGATGGTGTTCTGGTTCAAGAAAAATACGTTCCCACGTAATGCCTCGATTCCTTTGTCATACATTTTAAACCTCAATATATTGCTTTCCACAGATGTACATACTTGTTCATGAGTAGCTGTAAATAATCTTCTCGGACCAGGCAATTTACTTAATACTAAATTAGCTCGCCAATCATCGGGTTCCCTAATACGTTCCTCCACTTCTTCCATTGTTTTAGGAACTAAGTTACCTTCTTGTATAAGTTTGGGAGCAGTAGTAGTGTTGTACATTCGACTTATCAGGCGTAAAGATTTATATCCAACTGCAACAGAAGTAGCTCCTACAACGAGCCAATCTTTTGTTAAATTTGGTGCCACTCCACGCATAATCTGCCGAGTTACAGCAACACGAGTAAAAGATGCTAATCCTAATAAAAACAAATACAACCACGTACTAAAAATTGATACCACTAATACGGAAAAATAAAATCTATTTTGTACAAACCACCACACATATAAGGATGAACTGATCAGGAATAATGTCTGAAATTTCCTAAACCACGAGGGTCTAAATTGACGCCATCCTTTCAATCCACTAAGAATTAAAGCCAATGAAGCCTTCAATACAAGAAGTTCTAACCACCTATTCACATGAGGCAAATTAAACTCCTCAATCCAACGAGTCCACTTCAATCTGAAGTCTAACAAGTATCGAGACGTGAGATCATCCAATGCTTCCCACATCTCTGGGCGAATTTCATCTCGCCGATCTGCTTCAAGCAATGGTACAATCGATCCATCACTAGTTAAACTTACACCTGGACTAATGGACTTCTTAACTTTATTTCCATCGTCATCCACAATAATAGTACATTTACACCAAGGAGTATTTTCAACACATTTACACACAGGACAGACTTTAGCTTCACGAACTCTAGTCATTCGACTCAAGTAATTGTCCTGCGCAGCTCTATGCTCGAAAACATCTCTAACAAATATTTTCATGAATTCGGTAATACACATCCAGTCAGTTGTGTTTACCTTATTCAAACCTCGTCCGTCTTCCACGACATCGTAAAACCGTACGTCATGGATTGGATCTGGAATACCGTTGGTA